AAATATTTTGGTGTTAAATGAAAAAAAAGAAACTACCAAAAGAAGAAAGAGTTTTACCAACTCCTGAGTTTTTGAAGAAGCATGAAGTTGTTGAGAAGCCAACTAAGAGGGCAGGAGAAAAATTATTATATGTTACTGATCAGCTATGGATTGATACTTATTACAAGAAGGGTGTAATTAGTTATGATCAGTATCAGACTGCACAGAGGTTATTGGGATTATATATGGCTACTGGACAAAATCAGAAGGTTACAGCGATGTTATCTGATCAGGTGATAGGAAATGATCTCAGTGGAGATTATGATCGCTCTGAGGTTGCTATGATGGATTTTATTAAGATTGCTAGAAGGATGGGTAAGAGGAGTTTTAGTATTGTTCAGGATGTAGTTATTCATAATTATTCGGCTAAGGAGTGGGCAATAAAAAACCGCAGAAACGAAAAAGCCTCTGCGGAAATTTTAAGATTGAGTTTGGATGATCTAGAAGATGCTTTTAAACACTAGCCTTTAGTTGCTTACTGCGAACTTCATCATTCCATTTTGCTCTATTGTTCATGTGATAGTCTACTTCTTCAATCTCTCTTTTGTGTTGCTTTATCCTTTTTTTGAACTCTGAAACTTTTACAAGTGAAGGATGTTGCTTTTTAGTTTCTAGCTGAAGATATGCTTCGTTAGCAGTTCGATTTAACAAGTGCCATTTACGAACAGTTGTTAACTCATCTATTGATAGAACTAAACTCATGTGAAAGCTACTAAGGCTGTATATGCAAACACAAAGTAATGGGATGCATATTATGTTGATTATATTTTCTAGCATATTATCTCCTCTAAAATATTGCTTATTGGGTAATATATTGGACTATATAGGAATAATTGTAAAGAGGTATTGCACAAAAGACCTCTGTTTGGTACAACTTGTATATGATTGAATTAATTGGCACTAGATGTAGTGTTTAGCCTTACAGAGATGTAAGGTTTTTTTATTGGTGCTTTATGCAGTCAAAGAAAAGAAGTTTCATTGAGGCTGTAACAAATGTCTTAGTTGGGTATTTAGTTGCAGTAATTTCAAATTTAATTGTACTGCCTTTATTTGGCTATCAGGTCAGCTTGTTTGATGGATTTGCTATTGGGGTAGTGTTTACAGTTATAAGTTTAATTAGATCTTATGTGATTAGAAGATTGTTTAATAAATATGATAAAACTTTATAACGAAAATTGTTTAAATTATTTAGCATCTACAAAATCTAGTCATGTTGATTTAATAATAACATCGCCACCTTATGATAATGCTAGAACATATAACAATTCAAGTGTTTGGAATTTTGATATTTTTAAAAATATTGCAAATCAACTTCATAGGGTTTTAAAAGATGGAGGTGCAATCGTCTGGATTGTTTCAGATGCAACTGTAAAGGGTAGCGAAACTGGAACATCTTTTAGACAAGCATTATATTTTAAAGAGATTGGTTTAAATTTACATGACACGATGATATGGAAAAAAGAAACATTTACAGCAGTTGGCAGTATTAAAAGTAGATATGCACCTACATTTGAATATATGTTTATTTTTACAAAAGGAAAACTAAAAACATTTAATCCTATAAATGACAGAAAAAACAAATCATTTGGCTCTAAAAAACATGGCACGATAAGACAAAAGAATGGAGATACAAAGCCTTTAAGTAATATTGGCAAGCCAATAAATGAGTATGGTATTAGGCATAATGTATGGGAAATAAACACAGAAAAAAATAACACTACAAATCATCCTGCTGTTTTCCCACTTAAATTAGTGCATGATCATATTATTAGTTGGACAAATGAAAACGATATAGTTTTGGATTGTTTTATGGGCAGTGGAACAACTGGATTAGCTTGTAAAATATTAAATAGAAACTTTATAGGTATTGAAATAGATCAAGAGTATTTTAAAAAAGCTGAAGAAAGAATTAATAATGTCTAGAAAATATACTGAAAAAGAATGGATAGAATTCCTGAAGAGAATTGGCGAAGGTCGTTCCGCTAGAGATGTATGTGGCAATGATAAGGATATGCCGAGTTGGAGAACAGTATCAGAGAAGCTGAATAGTGATACTGGATTTGCTAGTCGATATGCTTTGGCTATGGAGAATAGAGGTCAGGTGTATGCAGATAAGATTACTGAGACTGTTAATGATATGTTGGAAGGTAAAATAGATTATAATCAAGCTAGAGTTGCGATAGATGCGTTGAAGTGGCAGTCAGCTAAGTTAGCACCGAAGAAGTTTGGTGATGTGCATAGGATGGAAGTGAAGCATGAGGCAAGTTATTTGGATGCTTTGAAGGAAGTTAGTAAGGTGGTTGAGGGAGAAGAAACTACACTACCGAATGCACTACGCACACGCAAGGAAGATGAAGAAAACAACACAATTCAATAGGTCGTTACACAACTAGCCTGACGAAACTTGTTGATACACAACGATTACAGAAGATATTTATCACTTTATTTATCACTTCTAATTTTTTTATTAGATTTTTGCAGGGATATTTGATCTGACCCCCCCTTACAAATATGCGGGGGCATGGTGTAGATGTATATACCCCTCTCAATTTCGGTACTGCGAGATCCCCCTTATCTTGCAGGGGCAAGGGGTGGGCATTGAGCAACACGACTGAAACATTATTAAAATTACGCAACGATCCAGTTCTATTCGTTGAAGCAATATTGAAGGCTACCCCCCAAAGGTGGCAGAAGGAAGCCTTAATTGGCATCCGAGATAATGATAAAATATCAATAAAGTCGGGGCATGGTGTTGGTAAGACAGCATTCCAGTCATGGCTGATACTTTGGTGGCTATTAACTCACTATCCTTGCAAGATAGCGGTTACTGCAAACACTGCTCACCAGTTATCGGATGTTTTATGGTCTGAGATAGACAAATGGTATCGCAGGCTTCCTGAGGGGTTTAAGAGCCAGTTAGAGGTAAAGTCGGACAAGATATCGCTAAGAGGTGCTTCTGATAGCTTCTGCGTTGCGAGAACAAGCAGGAGAGAGAACCCTGAGGCATTGCAAGGCTTTCATAGCGAGAATATGCTTTTTATTTGTGAGGAGGCATCGGGTATACCTGATGTAGTCTTTCAGGTTGGTGAAGGTGCTTTATCGACTGAGGGTGCGAAGGTCGTAATGTGTGGAAATCCAACGAGGAGCGATGGATTTTTCTATGAGAGTTTCCATTCAATGCGAGACAGATGGTTTACATTGACTGTTTCTTGTGAGGATGGCGAGTATGTATCTGACAAGTTTTTGGAAGATATGAAGTCCAAATATGGTGAAGATAGCAATATTTATAAGGTTCGTGTTTTGGGTGAGTTTCCTACCCAATCTGACGATGTTTTATTACCACTTCATTTAGTGGAAGGGGCAACTAAGCGAGATATTGAGGCATCCCCCTTAACACCAGTTGTTTGGGGTTTGGATGTTGCGAGATATGGAAATGATAGGTCTGCCTTAGCGAAAAGAAGGGGGCAGGAGTTATTAGAGCCTATTAAGACATGGTCGCAAAAAGATTTAATGGAAATGGCGGGTATTATTTTAACTGAGTATGAGGCGGTTAGATATAATGATCGCCCTATAGCGATTTACATTGATGCAATTGGTATTGGTGCAGGACTAGCTGACAGATTGAAGGAGTTAGGATTGCCTGCAATATCTATTGCTGTTTCTGAGAGTGCATCGCTAAGGGATAAATTCACTCGTCTAAGGGATGAATTATTTTGGAATTGTCGTGAGTGGTTTGAGGGCAGGGATGTTCACATACCGCAGGATGATAGTTTAATTCAGGAGATAACTGGTATTCGGTACAAATATCTCTCTACTGGTAAATTAAAAATTGAAAGCAAAGATGAGATGAAACGCAGAGGTCAGAGATCTCCTGATGTTGCGGATGCTTTTGTTTTGACGTTTGCCGATCAGGGAGCATTAGCTTCAGGAGCAATGAGTAGATGGAACAGTCGGAAGAACCTAACAGTAAACAGTGCATGGATAACGTAGTTAATTTTCCGAAAAAGCCTGAGAGAAAGGTTACTTTCATACCGCCTGAGAAAGAAGAAGATTTTGGTTATGCCTTAGAGATGTTCTGCACTATGGCAAATGGCATTCATGTGTCTATGGGTCTTAGTTGGCAGGACATAATGATTGCTATGACTGTAGCGACTGCGAATTGCGGTGTTAAGGCAAACTTATCTGAAGAGCAATTTATTGAATATTTAAGACGAATTGAGGCAGGCGAGTTTAATGAATAGTCCAAAATGAGCAAGTTCAATCCATATATTAGTGGTAGATATGCACATATAAATAAAAATGATGTTGTATTCACTCCTGATTGGTTAGCGAAAAAAATATGCAGTATGTTTGACATACAAGGTAAGGTTTTAGAGCCATGTAAGGGTGAGGGTGCTTTTTTAAAATATTTACCTAAATCGACAGATTGGTGTGAGATAGCAGATGGTAGAAATTTTTATGATTACAATAAAAAAGTAGATTGGATAGTAACCAACCCACCATATTCAGACTTTAATCGTTTTTTAGATCACTCTTTTGATTTAGCTAGTAATATTGTTTTATTAGTTCCTGTTGCCAAACTTTTTAAGAGTATGGGTACATTAAAAAAAGTATTTGATTTTGGCAATTTTGTTGAAATTCATACTTTACCAAGTAGTAAAGCGGGTTTTCCATTTGGGTTTCCTTCTGCTGTTTATTACATCAAAAAAAATTATACTGGGAAAACCATTATAAAACTTTTTGAAGAAGATAATCTAATACCTTTTGATTTTTAAATTATAACCACTTGCAGGCGAGTTTAATGAGCAAGACTGATCCAAAATTAAAAAAATTAGGATTGACAAAGTATAACAAGCCTAAACGCACCCCCAATCATAAGACAAAGTCTCATGTGGTTGTTGCCAAAGTTGGTGATAAGACAAAGACAATTAGGTTCGGTCAGCAGGGTGTAACTGGTGCGGGTGGTAAT